TCCGCATCGGAATATTACGCTCTTGCAGCGTAACCGATAGCCGAGTTGGGGGTGTCACTTGGGAACAGAAGCACACTCCGCAACAGAAAGGAACTATGGCTGGAACTGAGAATCAACCTACTACATCAAATCAAATTAGACTTACAAGAGATAGGTTTGAAAAGGATATACAAAAAGGTGACAGACCACCTTGGTACTTGATTCCAGAGAGATATGAAGCAAGACATGGAAGACAATGGGCCTATTACGATTTACCATACGGGGCTGGTCGATGTAAAGTGTCTTGGGAAACAGGACAATTTAATTTTGAATGGAGTTGAATGGCAGAATATGCATTGGAAGAACCTTGTGAATTTATCTATAGAATTAAGGCAGTTACAAAAGTAGTAGATGGTGATACAGTAGATTGTGTATTTGATTTGGGATTCGATGTGATGTTTCATAGTCGAGTCAGACTTTTGGGTATTGATACACCAGAGTCAAGAACAAGACATAAGAATGAAAAAATATACGGCAAACTGAGTAAGAAAAAATTAAAAGAATGGGTACACTGGGCAGTAGAATCAGACAGAGATGATATTGATATTGAACTGAGATGCCCAGAAGAGGATTCAAGAGGAAAGTTTGGCAGAATCCTTGGAGAACTTTGGGTACATTGTGGTGAAGAAGATCATCAATACTATGGATGGACAAATGTAAATAAATGGATGTGTGAGAGTGGTTATGCTGTTGGTTATACTGGACAGAACAAAGACGATGTTAAAGATAAACATTGGAACAATAGACTAATGTTAGCAGAACAGGGAGTACAAGAACTGCTACAATGGGATGAGGACTAGTATGGCAATTAAGATTCCAAAGAATCTCAAATCAGCAAGAGAGGATAGAAAAGACGATGGAAAGGTAAATACCAGCGTTGAAATGGTTAACGCTTCGGAAGAGGCTTTGTGGGAGAAAAATCCAGTGGAAGCTCTAAAGTATGAAAGAATAGAAACACGAAAGAAAATGAACTGGATTGCAAGGTTTACTCTTTCGTTGATTGTGTCGGGAACCTTTTTGGTTTTATTATACCTATTATTTTTTACGGATCTCAAAGATGGACATAGGGATCTAATCAATATCCTTGTTGGGGCCTATGTTGGTGTGTTGGCCAAGTCAACGGACTATTGGTTCAAGGACAAGGAAGATGCCGAGGACAAAGAATCGGCACAGTTACATACAAACGGAGAAGGTAATGTCTGATTTTAATGATTTTGGTTTTAGTACAGTAAGTGAAGACGAATACAAAGCACAACAAACACAAACAGTAGATACAGCAAAAGAAGTAGTATCTACTGCTACAGCCAGTATGAAACCTGAGTTGGAGAAAATTGAATCCAAAATTGCAGGTCTTACTGATAGTATGAGAGTACTGAGTGATGAAATGGCTGACCGCAAAGAAGAACTCAATGATAAGTGGAGTGCTAGAATGAATGAGGTAGAAGATTTGATTCTTCCACTTCTTCAAAATCTTGCAAAGGATGGTGATAAGAGAGAATGGATAAAGTGGCCAAATAGAACTGACATTCTTAATTCACAAATAGATAAAATTAAGGCTGTCACAAGAGGTGACTTCTAATGGCCTACTCTGAGAAAGTATTGGAGCACTATGAAAAGCCACATAATGTTGGTAGTTTGGATAGTAGGAGTGATGATGTCGGTACTGGCCTTGTGGGTGCTCCAGAATGCGGGGATGTGATGAAACTCCAAATAAAGGTCGGTGATGATGGAAAAATTACAGATGCTAAGTTCAAGACTTTTGGTTGTGGTAGTGCAATTGCTTCTTCTTCCCTTGCTACTGATTGGGTTACTGGTAAATCTATATCAGAGGCGGAGTCAATCAGAAATGTCGATATTGTGGAAGAACTTTCGTTACCGCCTGTCAAGATTCATTGTTCGGTATTGGCCGAAGATGCAATCAAAGCAGCAATAAAAGATTATAAATCAAAAAATAATATGGAGTAAGTGATGCCTTTACAAACACAAACATCTACAGAATTTTATACAAAGATAATCAAACTAGTAGAAGATACGAAACTAAGTTACATGGATGCGGTCATGCACTATTGTGACCTCAACAACATGGAACCAGAGACTGCGGCCCAGTTGGTGAATACCAAACTCAAGGCTCAGATAAGGGAAGAAGCTGAAAAACTCAACTATCTCCCTAAGACTGCTAAGTTACCTCTTTAGGGCACTTGACAGTTCTTGAATATATGTTATAATACTATTATACGTTGTTAATACATTGCACAAACATTTATACGAAAGGAAAATATGTCGTTTGCAGATATGAAAAAACGTAGTAAGACAGACCTCTCATCTCTAATCAAAGAGACTGAAAAAATCTCCAATCCAAATTCATTCGGTGACCGCGACGAAGGTTACTGGCGTCCAGAGTTGGATAAGTCAGGTAACGGATATGCCGTTATTCGATTTCTTCCAGCACCAGAGGGTGAAGAACTGCCTTGGGCACGTATCTGGAATCATGGGTTTCAGGGGCCAGGTGGCTGGTATATCGAAAACTCTCTGACAACTCTTGGGCAGAAAGACCCTGTGAGTGAATACAACTCACAACTTTGGAACTCTGGTATTGAGGCAAACAAAGAGATTGCTCGTAAACAGAAACGTAGGTTGAACTACACTTCAAATGTTTACATTATCAAAGACCCTGCCAATCCTCAAAATGAGGGACAGGTAAAACTGTATCGTTATGGTAAGAAAATCTTTGATAAGATTAATGACCTCATGAATCCTGAGTTTGAGGATGAGTCACCAGTAAATCCCTTTGACCTCTGGGAAGGCGCGAACTTCAAGATGAAGATTCGTAAAGTAGAAGGTTATTCCAACTACGACAAGTCAGAGTTTGAGGCTCCCTCTACTCTTCTTGATGACGATGATCGTATGGAAGAAATTTGGAACTCTCAAACCTCACTAAAAGAGTTAGTGAGTCCAGACAAGTTCAAGACATTTGATGAATTGAAAACTAAACTGGATCGTGTACTTGGTTTGGGAGCAACTTCAACTCCTACACCAAATACAGAAGAGGTTCCGTTTGATGGTGGACAACCTTATACACCACCACCTAAACCTGCTGCTGAGGAAACAACATCCGATGATGATGACCTTGGTTATTTTCAGAAATTGGCAGAAGAGGCCTAATTAAACATTTGGGAACCTTGAACTGCTAACATAGTTGGGTCACTTGGTCTTGGATTATCTGGTACTTTAATCTGAGTTGCTTGATTTGAGACAACAGGATTTCTTTGGCTGTTGTCAACATTATTTATTATGACAGGTGACCCACTCCCCATCCTAAATTGTTCTAATGCTTGTGAATTACTCAATAGAGTTGCAGCCTTCATGAATACTTCCGCTGCTTGATTGTCTAATACAAATTCTCCTTGTGATAAAGTAAAAAGACCACCAGTTTCAAGTCCCATAGTTTTTCCTACACTACTTGCTGCAAAAGGTGACATTCCTATAATTCCACCCTCTTGTAATCTTGAAAATCCCATGCTTCCATCTGGACTTATTTTTATACCTGCAGATTTTAATAAGTCAGGAGAAATAACTTTGTTTATTCCTTCAATACCACCCTCTCTAAACATTCTATTTAATGCTATTGCAAGGTCACCCTGAGTTCCTTCTTCCATTCCCAATATACCTAGAACATCAGCAAATGCTTCTCTTCTAGCTGCTCTAGCTTCTCCTTTTGCTTTTCTTCTTTCTGCTCTTTCTTCTGCCCTTGATTTTTTAGCTTCATCTCTTGCAGCTTGTGCCTCTGCAACTTCTCTATCTATTTCTTCTTTCTCTTTAGTTTCAAACAAACTGTCTGGTAATACAGACCTAAGAAGAGAGTCTTCTGGAATTAATGCATTCGCAATCGCTGCAGTATCTATGTTGAAAAACTCATTAACACTCTCATATATGCCATCTAGGAAATCATTAAACATTTCAGATAGTGAAAAACTATCAAGATATTCTTCTACCTCTTCAAATCCAAGAAAACCTGCAACTGCAGATATCCCAGATTTTAGAAAATCTGCCACTTGAAATACTGCACCATCAATAAATCCACCTATTGCTCCAAGTATCCCATTCAATAAGGAAGCGAAGAAACCCTCACTTTTCTCCACTGCATCTTTTGTCTCAAAACCAGCATCAAGAAGACCCATAATAATTGTCAGTGGTGCCGCTATAACTTTTCCAATTCTTGCCATAGTTTGAAATACAGACTTGAATGGATTCAAGAACTTCATAATAGTATCTAATATCCCACCACCCTTTTCAGTTACAGTACCAAATATACCTT